CCCTTTTCACGCATCAGCTTTTCCCACTCGATAACGTCATTTGCCGCCGCGTCGGTTTCAAAACACATCATGCAACGCATTGACGCATTGACAAGATGCGTGTCGGCTTTGTCGCCTTTGAGATACAACATCAAGTGCCGGATTGCCCGCCATGCGTGTTCTTTCGCGGGTATCTTTCGCCACGTTTCGCCCGGATATTTTTCTTGCCCTGCCGTTAGCCCTTTCGCTATCTCGTCAAGCCAAGCGGGGGACAAATAGCGGTACTCGTTCTTTTCGTGCGCTTGTGGATAATCTGTCATGACTTCTAAACGCCCCGGCTCACGCTCCATAGCGTCCTGCCACTGTTTAATCTGTTCTTCTGTCAGTTTCGGCATCCTCAATTCCACGCAACCGTGCGCCTCGGCGTATTTTCTCATCATTTCGTCCTCGCTCATTTCCGCGCCCTCCTTAACGCTTCGCATAAAATAAATTTCTGCATCGCGTCCATATCCAGCTCCTTTTTCCATGCCGCCGTCTGGTACATAGCAATCTGCAAGACGCACCATTTCAGCGCGGCTTTTGCCTCATCTTCGGACAATCCGTCAATCCGTTCTTTTATGTCCATCGTCAGACCTCCTGTTCCATGTTTCTATTGTTTTGTCGCAAGTATCTGTTATGTTGTCGTACCTATCCGCAGTTTTGGCGCACATTTTACAAGTGGGGCAAAAAATATAAAAATCATCTTCCCCGCGAGCCAATTCCGCATCTCCGCCGCAAAACGGACAGCAACGTAATTCTTCCATCGTCAGCCCTCCCATTCGTCCCTCAGCTCGTCAATCAGCCGCGAAATCTGCCCTCGGTTCATGCTTTCGAGGGCATACCAATCCAAATCGTACCCAAGCTTGAGTATCAAATCCCGCGCATACTCAATCTGCGCCGCCGTCGCTTTACGTTCGTCACGTTGCATCTTGCCCCGCCTCCCATTCTCGATACAGCTTGAAAAAATCTTCTACGCGAACCGTAACCAACCACGGGCAATTATTTTTCCTGTGAAACACTGCGGGCAAATCCCCACGCCCTGCCGCTTCTGCGTCCCGTTGTGCTTGCGTTATTGCATCGTAGATATTGAGTTTTTCAACCCTTTTGCATTCAATCGACACACCCGGCAAGCCGATAACGTCTGCGGCTTCGCCCGTATTACCGCAATATTGCGCCGTCCTGTGCGCGTCATATCCCCACGTTTTCAAAACCCGAACAAGTTCCAACTCGCCCCGTTTACCTTTGTCCCGGCTATACTTTCCCATGTTGTGCCTCCTATATAGTCCAAAATCTAGGTATAGTGCAATTCTCATCAATCACAAATTCGCAATATGTTCCGTGGTCAGGATATTCACCCCAAAACGGGCAATCAATACACTGTAAACCGTCTCGATTATGCTCTGCACACCAGTTTTCTAACGAATGCGCCGCGTTGATTGCGTCCTGTTCAGTCATGTTTCAGCCCCCTTGTGCGCAACTGTTCTGCAAGATTCCAATAGTCCGGCGCCTCCATCGCCACCATACAATTATCCTCATTACCAAGAAGTGGACAGTCTCTGCAACCTTTATGTTTCATGCACCATCTTTCCACCGTCAGCGCGGCCTGCACTACGTCCTCCCTGTTCATTTCTTCGCCGCCTTTCGCTTCTTCCTAACCGCCTTTTGTATAACCTTCTGCTTCGCCCTGCCCGCCCTTGACCTACACTTCGGGCAAAGAGTATTTCTGTCCTTGTCCGCGTCCACTTCCCAAAACGCTAGGCAGGACGCGCACCGTCGATTAACTATCATGCCACGCACACCTCCACGATTCGCCTTATCACATAATCCGCGCATGGCTGCGCCATTCCGTTGCCTAACGCCTTGTATCTCGCCGTGTCGCTCCCGCCGTCTGTATAACCATCTTTTAACCCTTGCAATCTTTCGCACTCCGTAGGAGTCAACCGACGTACCGTTTTTTGATATACAAGCGTTTCTAAACCTCCCCCGCAATCGCCGCCCGCCGCTTGTAATGTTTGACAAATGTCCCCTTTTGTATATTTCCCATACCCGCTATTTTGATAAACTGATATTATTTGCGGTCCGCGGTCGATACAAGGGGAACCGTCAGCCCTTGCCGTTAAACTTCGCGCTTTATCCGGCACAAAAAGCACCTGATCGTTTGCCGTCGCTAATGTCAAGGATTTTTCGTTGCTGACAAGTGCCCCTTTTCCCCCCCCCGCGCAACCGCTTCTCCATCGCATAACGCTTGCCGTTCCAACGCTTCTTTCAGTTCGTGGGCAAGCCCTTTCCAGTTTCTCTTTTCTGCACGGCGAAGAATCCCCGCGCACGCTTTCGCGCTCAAATAGTATTTCTCCGGCACTTCTTCCTCCAAAATCTGCGACAAGGAACAATCTTTTGCGTCGTTGGGCGACTCCGAAATATTTAGCGTCCAACGTCCGCCATGCAATTTGACATTTTGGCAGGTCAACCATTCCCGCGCTTGTCCATCTGCCAAGTTTAGGTAAAGGAATCTTGTTTTCTCCGATTTCTTCAAGCACGGCTCGAAAGTCATTTCCCTTGTTAGAGCTAAAGGCTCCCGGCACGTTCTCCCAAACAAAGAAACGGGGGGATTTTCCTCCACTGGCACGCCGCATATCTCGAACAAGTCTAATTGCATCTCGAAACAATCCCGATTGTTCACCGTTTAACCCCTCTCTATTCCCCGCCACAGATAAATTTTGACACGGGCTCCCTGCGCAAATAATATCCACAGGGCACAACTTCGCACCGTCAAGTTTTGTAATGTCCCCTAACTGCACAACGTCGGGGAAATGATGTTTTGTCACAGCGCACGGAAAAGCCGCAATCTCACTGCTCCATAACGGCTCTATTCTTGCGTGCTTTGCCGCAAGCAACCAACCGCCGATACCATCGAAAAGGCTTCCTAACGTCATGCCGCGCCCTCCGCAATCCTCGCGATCTCATGGTTGCACCGCGCCACAATCGCCCGCGCTTCGTTCATGCTGATTTTGCCATTCAACCAATCCATAACCGCCGCGCTTCGCTCATGTTCGTAGACTGTAACGGTTTCGTTTTGGCTTTCGGTTAATCGTTCTTTCCAGTTCATTCGGGCACATCCCCTTTCTTCCACGCGCTTTGAACCTGTGCTTGCGTAAATCGCAAGTGTTCAGCATCAAAACGTAATTGAACCGTTCCCAACTTGCCGCCCCTGTGCTTTGCAATCCTTAACTCCGCGCTATCGTCGCCGTCGTCTTTCGTGTAATACCCGTCACGATAAAGCAATAAAACAATATCCGCGTCCTGTTCAATCGTGCCGCTTTCGCGAAGGTCGGAAAGCTCAGGGCGTTTTTCTGATCTGCTTTCAAGCCCGCGCGATAACTGGCACAGACAAATAACTGGAACGTCAAGTTCTTTTGCAAGCCCTTTCAACGCCGCCGTTATCTTTCTGACCTCGTTCGTGCGGTTTTCGCTTTTGCCCTCACTGCCGATATAGTTCAAGTGGTCGATAATAACCATATCCAAGCCGCCCGCGTTTTGTAACCGCCGCGCCCTTGCCGCAATCTGCGAAACAGGCAACGAATACGAATCATCAACGAACAAGCCCCAATCATTCAGCTTCTCGAAAAATGCTTTGATTCGTTGCATTTCGTCGGGCGTTATCAGTGCGGGGATATTTGCGCTCCTTGCGCTAATATGCGCCTCGGACGCTACAAGCCTTGACATAAGTTCTCGCTGTTTCATTTCAAGGCTAAAGAACGCAACCTTTAGCCCGTCCTTGCACGCTTGCGCGGCAAAGTTCAACGCTAAAGCGGTTTTTCCCATGTTAGGCCGCGCTCCAAGAACGACAAGCGTTGAATTTTGAAAGCCGCCTGTTATGTAGTCCAGTAGATTCAAGCCCGTTTTCACGCCCGGTGTTTCGCCGCGTTCTTTCGTGAGCTTGAACCATTCCCGCCAATCCGCTTTTAATGCTTGAACGTCGGAAACATCGTCTCTCAAATCATGCGCCGCGTTTTGCAAAGTATCTTTCGCAAGGGCTAACAGTGAATCAAGTTCTTCGCCCGATACGGCTTGCTGTGCCGCCGTAGCAAATACCCTATACCCTTCACGACGCCGCGAACAATCAAGGATAATTCCCGCGTAACCGTTGGCAAGAAAGCCTTTGTCCTCGTCGCCCGTTTCGATTGTCTGTAGTGCCGTCACTTCCACGATGCCGCCGACACTGTGCAAAAGTTCACGCTGTGACAAGTCATTAACAAGCGTGATAACGTCAACGGGCTTGTTTGCTTCGACCAGCCGGACAAGGGAATCATAAATCTGCCCGTTGGAAAGCCTGTAAAAATCATCGGGACGAACAAGCCCTTGATATTGCCGTATCAGTTCGGGCTTGCTGATAAGTACCGACAAGAAAGCGCGTTCAGCTTCTACGTTGTTAGGCAGATTCATTTACAACCACCCCATACTCACGGAAAACAGGTTCACGCT